TGAGGTAGATGAAGAAAAGACAGAGGGGAAAATTGAACTGCTTACTTCTTCTTTTAACGAATTAGCAGGTTTAAAAGAATATTATACAGTTGGCGATGAAGCATTAGTAGCTTTTCAAACAAGTGAAGGAGAATGTTTTATAGGTACCAGTGATAATTTTAATGAATTTATAAAAGATATAGAAATTGAAGATGAAATCATATCTAAACAAATTGCTGATTTTCAAAATGAAATTAAGTTAGCAAAATCATTACAAACAAAAGAGTAAAAAACTATTTTGTTTTTTTGTGCCTTTTTTGCGGTTTGTGGCAATTATTGCTCGGTTGGCTCCGTATACAAAAATTTGTGTTCTATACCGTTTTTGAAGAGAATTGATATGACCTTGCCGTCTAAAATGACAATTTTTTTGATGACGGAATTGATGAAATCTTTGATGATTTTTGGGTCGATTTTTCTTATCAAAGTATCAAAGTTAACATACCGTTTTGTAAGTAGTTGCTGGCTCATAATGAAGTATGAGGCTTTTGCCATAAAATCATCGTCGGAAATTGAAAAAGCGGAAGCCATATCTTTTTCGAGTTCGTTAAGACGGCTGTCTATTCGGTTCAAATCGTCCATTAACGATTTCCGCTCAATGAAGTAGTCCTTTTCGGGTATTTCTTCTTCGTTGAATAAGTACAGAGATTTAAGACGCGCAAGAGCGCGTTCTTTTTTTCGTTTTTCAGTGAGAAGTAAATCTCTTTCGCTCAATTCCGTATCGTCGGAAGTGACAATTTTAGGCTTGTATATGTCCGTACTGAATTTACCGTCGCGCAGCATATCATACATTTCTTGCAAACCTGCTTTTTCAATTCCCACTACATTGCAAAATACGTCACCACGAAGAAGTTTCTTTTCAAAGGTATCAATCTCTGTGGAAACGCCAAAATTGTTTTGAGCCTTGATGATATTCGCTATATAGTTGAGAACGAATGGCGCGACAGTTATATCTGAAACATATTTATTACTGCAATCGTTATGCCTGCGGTGCCGCCCGCAAAGATATATTGATGGGCGATAGCCGTTTCCACGAACACGGTCGACTGTGGAAATAAATTGACTTCCACACATACCGCAAAAAATGAGTCCAGAGAAAATATGAGTATTTACTCTTGTGTAGGTTCTTGGCCCATCTTTATTGCTACGGCGTTGCGATTTCAGAGTTTCGCTTACATCAAGCCATTGTTCTTTATCAACTATCGGGTCGTGATGGTCTTCGACGAGGATCCATTCCGATTCAGGACGGCGATTAGATTTTAACCTGTAATTTGTTTTGCTTAAATCGTGTTTATTGTAAAGGTAACCGCCTATGTAAAATGGACTTTTCAGAATAATGCCGACAGTTGTCGGATTCCACGCGATTCCGCTGCGGGTTTTCATACAGTGTTCGTTAAGATATTTTGCTGTAAGTAGAAGGGAACGCAGTTCGCCGTATTTGTCGTAGATATGACGAACGATAGCCGCTTCGCTTTCGTTTACAGAGAATGTTTTTGTTTTCTTATCATAATCATACCCGAAAGGCACACGTCCGCCGTTCCATTTTCCATCGTTTGCACGAGAAAGCATAACTGCCGTAACACGCTCGGAAGTCATCTTTCTTTCAAGTTCTGCAAAGACGAGAATAATTTTCAACATTGCTTCGCCCATAGCGGATGAAGTGTCGAACTGTTCGTTTTTACTTACGAAAACCACGCCAAGTCTTTTAAGTTCCTCGTACATTGTGGCGAAGTCTATAAGGTTACGAGAAATGCGGTCTATTTTCCAAACGACAAGATGAGAAAATTCGCCTGCTCGAATACGGCTCATCATCTCCTGATACTTTGGGCGGTCTGTATTTTTTGCGGAATAGCCCGCATCTTCGAATATCTCGTAGTTGCCGATATTAAGAACGTATTTAGAATAATTGATTAAATCTTCTTTTTGCAGCGGAAGACTATCCTTGTCTACCTGAAAGTGAGTGGAAACACGGACATAAAGGGCAGATTTTTCGTTTTCCACGGTTTTTACTGTTGTCGGCATAATTTATCTATCTCGCTCTTTAAGTTTTCGTATGTTGTTATGACGGGTTGCAGTTTAAGCAGAGAACGGAAAGACAGAGTACGCTGGTCGCCAAGTTTTTCTTCTATGACAGCAGTAGGAACTATGTAGAATAGCCATTGTTCCATACGCATCGGGTCGGCTTCCGCGCGCTCTTTACAGCCGTACAAACAGAATACATAAATAGAGGAATGATGTTTATATTTAACAGCGTCTTCCGTTTGGACATAGTGCTTGTGCCTGTCTATACTGAACGAAACTCTCGAAAGCAATTCGTTTTCGTGTGCTTGCAGGTACGCAGATGATTTTATTTCAATAGGAACACCGTTGTATACCAAATCGCAAGAAGCCCATACGTTTCTATATGGTTCCGAATCTCCAAGCGCTTTCGCTACGATGTATTCTGCAACCGCTCCACGCAAGGGCGCGTTCAGAAGGTTCGATGCGTACCAACTCCAAAAATCTTTTAATTTGAACGGTAGTTCTTTCCCGTTGTCTGAAAAGTTCTTTTCTCCGCTCACATTAAAGTTTATAACGTTCATTCCTTTTCCTTTCATAAATTATCAATCGCCCCTTTTATCTCATCATATTTGACCATATAAGGACTTAACGCTTTCACAACAGAAACCGTCAACGGTTTATCGTCAGGTATTTTCTTGTTAGTTATGAAAAACGTCCATTGTTCCAACTTCATAAGGTCAGAAGTGTTTTTATTAAGGTGTTCGTGTAGGCAAAATATAGATATATCTGCATTGGCCGGGGCTTTGAAAGTTGGGGAAACTAAATGTCCTGCGGAAGTCTGAACATAACCAGAAGAAGATACAGCGATTGAATATTCGCCGTAATAGAGACAAGGGAACACCTTGCCTTCTTGTTCAATGCCGAGCGCCATTGCAACAATGTATTCAGCCAAAAGGTTGCGGACGGCAGGTGTCGTCATATCGGCAGAAAGCCAAGAATAGAAATCCGAAAGGATATGCGTTGTTGGCATATCGGCATTGAAGAAATGTTCGTCACCAGTATAGTTATTAGGCATATATTATTCCCCCTTAATAGTTTTCTTTTCTTCGTCAGAAAGGTACTTATCAAGCAAGGCAAAAAACACCTTTTTATCGTCTGCGGAAACCTTTGACCATACCGACAATATAGCACGCTCTTCCGCAGATATATTGTCTTTGCTGGTAGGCATATTCGTTAAACCTAAAAGGTAATCAGAAGAAACGTTCAACGCCTCTGCGATGTCTTTCAGGGTAACGAGAATGGCGGGGGACGCTTTGCCGCTTATATAGCGGGAAATTGTTGCCTCTGTTGTTTTTGCTTCGTCTGCGAGCCATTTTTGAGATACAGAGCGGAACAAAATCGCTTCGTTAAGCCTTTCGGAAAATTTAGACATAGTAATGACCTCCAAAAATTGAATTTATTATAGCATTGTTTGTAAGAAATATCTACTAAAATTACAGCCTTGCAAATATAACTTATAAAAATTATAATTTTTCGCTACAAAACGTTTGACAATTACATTTCTGTAAGTTATAATATAGGTATATTAAAAATCACAAAGGAGCGCAATATGAAAGGTCTTCAACTCAAAGGTAAACGAGTTGCTCTCGGACTCACGCAGGCCGACTGTGCAAAAGTGATTGAAAAGTCTACCGACAGTTATGCGAAGAAGGAACGCAACGAAGTTTACTTTACCCCTGCTGAAATCGCTGCTCTCACGAAAGAGTTAAATCTTACGTTTGACGAGTTCAACGATATTTTTTTTGGCTCACAATTACAGTTCTGTAATTCGTAATATCCTTTCTTACTTTACGCTAATATTATAGCAAAAATAATGGGTTTTCACAATGGGAAAAGACTCTACGAAACAGAATGAAAACATCTACTTTCGGTGTAGAAAAGAAGCGTCAATATGGGACGAGAGGCTATGTAGCAGAGAAAGTGCCGCAGACCTACTTGGAGTAAGTGTTTCTTCGTTGGCAGATTACGAACTCGGTCTTACAAAAGTCGTGCCTGTCGATAAGGTGGTTTTAATGGCGGATTTATATAAGTCGCCGCAATTAAAAACCACATATTGCAAGAACGCTTGTCCGATAGGCGAGTGCTTAACGGTTGCCACCGAAATACTCGGAATTGAAACTATTGTGATAAAACTACTCAATAACCTTGAAGAAGGAAAAATCAAAGAAGTCAAAATGCGTCTTATTCAAATAGCGGCTTCGGGCGGGATTACGGACGAAAACTACAATTCGATAGACGATATAATGACCTATCTTGACGGGCTGGCAAAATCAATCAGTGAATTGAAACTGCTATGTACGAAAACAAAAGCAATGATAGAGGATTTATGAAAGACGAGATAATGAGATTACTCGAAGACCTTTTCGGCATTAAGAGCGAAAAAGAGTTAAACATCGCTTTACGAGATGCCGAGAAGTTAAATATCGGAGTAATGACGACGAGGAACATAGATGGAGAATATAAAGATAAACAACCACAAAGAATTAGAGTTTGAAGAAAGACGCCATATTTACACCTTAAACGGTTTCGAGATACCGAGCGTTACAACAGTAATGAAACCCCTTTCGGAGTTTTACTACCGTGGGGTAGACGAGGAAGATTTAAGGCAGGCGGCGGAGAGAGGAAGCATTGTTCACGAAGCAGTCGAAAATTACTTGCTATTCGGAATTAAAGATATACCGCCAGAACACGCAGGGTATTTCGAGGGTTTCAAGAAGTGGATAGATGATAGAAACCCTGTGGTTCTCGGAACAGAGCATAGGCTATATCATAAGTACCTTATGTACGCTGGAACAGCGGATTTGTTATGCTTAATAGATGGCATTCCGACAGTTGTCGATTATAAAACCACTTCGGCACTTTATCCAAAACTAACGAGAGTCCAAACGGAAGCATACAGGCAGGCGTTAGGCTCTCACGGGTTAACCTTTGAGCGCAAAATAGTTGTTCAAGGTAAAAAAAATGGAACGTACCACGAGGAAGAACATAGTTTACTGGATAACGAGAGTTGGAAAGTATTTACGGAACTTCTTGACGTGTATCGTTATACAAAAAATTCAAATTAGGAGGACAAGCAATGTCAACAGAAAGCAGAGAAGAATGTGTTGCAACGTTAGGTGTTGAGCCTACGGCAACAGTTCGGGAACAGGAGATGGGTCGTGAAGTAACCGCCGTCGAGCAGCAAGCGGGAGCAATCGTCATCAAAAACGACGATGATTACGCGCAAGCCGCAGAATTTGGTAAAATTATCAAACGAAAATCGGTGCAGATAACGGAGTTTTTCGCACCTATGAAAAAAGCCGCTCACGATGCCCACGCAAATATCTGCGCGAGAGAGAAAGCGTCTCTCGCTCCGCTGGTAGCGGCAGAAAAGATTGTCAAGAGGGTTATGGGCGAATACGCTATGGAACAGGAGTGTAAGAGACGGGAGGAAGAAGAACGAGCAAGAAAAGCGGCGCAGGAAGAAGCAGATAGAAAACTCGCGGAAGCGATGGCTTGCGAAAGTAAAGGAGATAAGGCTGGTGCGGAAGCCGCTATGATGGAAGCAAGCATAGTGGATGAGGCAAGCAGAAATATTACCGTAAGCGCTCCCACGCCAAAAGTTGGAGGCGTTTCGTCGGGCGTTGATTGGGAAATCGTAAGCGTAGACGAAACAAAGGTCCCCGTTGAAATGCAAGGTATGGTAATCAGACCTGTTGATACGGCTATGGTGACAAGGCTTATAAGAGCCTCAAAAGGCAAAATTAAAATTCCCGGCGTTGAATATAGACAAATTGCAAAATTATCATTTAGAAAATAGGAGGTACTATTATGGAGCAGGAAAATGCAGTAACCACTGTAAGCATTGAACAAAAGGCTTTGCAAGTAAGTTATGAGGTTTTAGGAACGAGGGTGTCTCTCGACTTACCTTTCGTTAAGAAATACCTTGTGAGAGGACGCGCGGAGTTTGTGACGGATCAAGAGTTGGTAATGTTTATCAATACTTGCAAAATGCAAAAACTCAATCCGCTTGCAAACGGCGAAGTGTATCTTATTAAATACGGCAAAGAACAGCCAGCGCAGATGGTTGTAGGCAAGGACGCGTACAACAAACGTGCTTTCTGCAACCCGAATTACATCGGCAAGAAAGACGGCATAGTGGTTTTGCGTGGGAACGATATAATAAAGAAGGAAGGCTGTTGCCTCTATCCTACGGAAAAACTTATAGGTGGGTGGTGCAGAGTAACATACCTTCGTAGCGGCAAGGAAAGAGACGCATATAAAGAAGTGGATTTTTCGGAGTACAACAAAGGGCAGTCTACTTGGAAAGAAAAGCCAGCGACAATGATAAACAAAGTCGCGCAGGCTCAATGTTTAAGGGACGCATTCCCCGCGGACTATGCAGGTTTGTATTCAGAGTCAGAACTAATCGCTTCGGGCGTTATCGAAGAGGAAGATGCAGGAGCAAAAATTGCCGATGTCGGAGAGGTAATTGACGAGGACGGCGTTGTGCATCTTCCCGAAGGGAACCGCATTGTATCGGGAGATGAAAGAAAAGCGTTATTCGCGAGAGCGCAGGCGGTGTACGGAAAGGATGCGGGGAACGATTTTATCCTTTCAGAACTCAATAAAAGGGAATTAAAGTCTTCAACCGAACTTGTAAAATCTCAATATGACGAGATTATGGCAATCCTTGATGAAGACGAACAATCAATACAAGAGCCGCTTCCGCAGGAACATAGCGAGGCGGAGCAGTAAGGAGCGTCCACAATGGGAAGATTGCCTAAAAAGGGAGTAGATTACTTCCCACACGATACGGTCGCTTCTTCAATGCCGACGTTATACATAATTCAGCAGAGATACGGTAACGACGGATATGCCTTTTGGTTTAAGTTGTTGGAGTTCTTGGGCTTGCAGGACGGACTGAAAGTAGACTTCTCAATTCAGAAAGACTGGCTGTACTTCCTTTCGATAGCGAAAGTTGATGCAAAAACGGGCGAGGACATAATGTCAATGCTCGCAGATATAGACGCTATCGACAAGGATTTATGGCAAAACAGTCGAGTTGTGTGGTCGCAAAACTTTGCGAGTAGGCTTGCGGCAATATATGTCAAACGAGGTGTTTCGCCGCCGAAAAAACCGCTTGACACAACAGAAAAGCCTGACAGCAAAGAAGCGCAGCAGAAATCGAAAAAAGGAAGCAAGAAACCAAAAGCGGAAGCAACCGATAGTAGTAAGATAAAGTACGCCGAGAATGTTTCTATGACCGAAAGCGAGTACAAAACACTCGTTGAACGCATCGGCAAGAAAGGCGCAGACGCCTGCATAGAAAAACTTGATAACTATAAAGGTAGCAACGGCAAGAAGTACGCAAGCGATTATCGGGCAATATTGAACTGGGTAATCGGGGAAGTTAAGAAGAGCCATCCCGGACTAATATCAAGTAGTTCGGAGTCGCAGGACAAAGACGGAAATTCTGTCAATCCGTTTGATGAATACGGAGAGTAATATGGAAAAAATGCAATTCGACACAGACGGGTGGCTTATAAGAGCGATGCAAAGGTGTATTGATAATGACCCGCCCAAGGACGGCGATTATGAAGTGAATGGTATATTGCATTGTGGAGTATGTAGAGAACCAAAGCGAGAGTATTTCGATTGCAATGGCAAGCAAATATTGACAACTCGTCCCTGTAAATGCGCGAGAGCCGAAAAAGAACGGCTACGCAAGCAAGAAGAATATGAGAATCGCCTAAAACAGGTTCAACGGTTGAAGAGCGTTTCTCTTATGGACGAAGTGTTTGCAGATGCAACGTTTGATAATTTCGATATTACAGACAGCAATAGAAACATTTACAAATACTGTATCAATTATGCAAGAAAGTTTAAGCAAATGTTTGAAAAAGGGCAGGGGTTGCTATTGTACGGTCCTGTCGGAACTGGCAAGTCATTTGCAGCGGCTTGTATCGGCAACGCTCTAATGGGAGAGTTAAACACGGTGGTTATGACATCGCTCGTGAAACTTTTGCAGCAAATATCGGCGTTTGATAATAAATATTCGGAAGAAGATTTAATCGACGACCTTATGCGCCCAAGCCTGCTCATACTCGATGATTTAGGAGCAGAACGGAACACGGACTTTGCACTTGAAAAAGTATATAACATCATAGATAGTCGTTATCGTTCTAATAAGCCTTTAATTCTTACGACCAACTTATCTATCAACCAAATGAAAGAAAGCGTAGACACAAGGTATTCTCGCATTTATGATAGGATATTCGAAATGTGCTATCCAATAAAGTTTGATGGAGTATCGAGGCGCAAAATAGAGGCAAAGAGGCGATTTGACGAAATGAAAGCATTATTAGATGACGATTTGGAGGTCAACAATGAGTGAAATACAGCAACAGACAAT